CGCGACCCGAGCGTAGACGACGATGACGGCCGCCGCTCGCTATGGATTAAAGGCTGGGGCATCCAACTCAAGGCGTTTCGCGATGCCTGCCGTCAGGCGGGCGTGAAGATTCCGAAGCCGGGCGACACCATCACGGAACGGTTCGTGGGTCTCGGCCAGCGGGGCGACGCGCCCCAACCGCCGAAGGTGTTCGAATTCCACATCGAACCCGCGTCCAGCGTCAACAGTCTCGTCAACGGAAGCCAACCCCAGCAGCCTGTCCAGCAGGGCTCCCAGCAGCCTCCCGTGCAGCAGTCCCAGCAAGGTTACGCGCAGCGGCAGTACGCGCCACAGCAGCCTCAGCAGACCCCGAATCAGGGATATCAGACAGCTCCGGTGGACCCGTGGAACCCTCCCGCGCAACAGCAGCCGCAGCAACCCGCTCAGCCGGTGCAGCTCGGCCAGCCGCAGCAGCCGCAGGCTGATCCGATGAAGGTCAACCAGTTGAAGGCGGCGGGCAAGTCCCCGCAGGAGATCGCCAGACTGTTGGGCGTGCCTGTCGAGGCGGTCACGGCCGTCACCGACCAGGCGCAGCCGCAGAACCACGGAGGTTCGGAACAGCAATTGGAAACCGGTGAATTCTGATGGACGAGCTTTTTGAAGTATATGCAGAACCAGCAGAAGCAGCTGGCCACGCAGATCAGCGAGGTCGACCTGTGTCCCGAAGGTCTGTCGCCCGTCAGTATCGAGCTGCTTTCATCGAAGCTCGTGCTCGCAGGCTGGCATAACACCAAGGACTCGGATAAAGGCTGAGTCCCGTATTGCCGTCGCCGTATCCAAGCGGCCGGCCCTGTTGCGACGACGGGCACGGCACCACACACAT